GGTATTCCCGTTCCGGGAGCCTGCGGTCTGGTTCCAGCCTGGTTGCCCTGCTGGAAGTTACCTGCATTAGGCAACTGTTGCGCTCCCTGGGTGTTTAAAATATTTTGCGCTGTTTCTTCGGGTGTAGGTAGTTGTGATCCACCCTGCTGCTGTGCTGCCTCGAGGATATTCTGTATCGTCGGTATTCGCGCGGCTGCAGCAGCCTGAAGCTGTTCCTGTATGCCCGGCGAGTTGATGAACTGCTCCTCGAGGATCTTCGAGCGAACTTCGAGCGGGTTGCTTACGCCACCTTTCCTGAGAGCAGTGTCGAGATCAACATATCCTGCCCTCCAGAGGTTAGACCAGAGGTTGAGCCTTCGTTCCTGCTCTTCCGGGCTAACAGAATTAATACGAACAATGTTGACGTAATGCCCCTTGATATCGGAAGGCTTGATAACTGCATCGAGAACACCCGCTTCTGTCTTTCCGAACACGGACACCCTGTCATCGATTACGTGTTCAACAATCCTGAGAATAAGCTCTCCCTTTTCCTGAAGACCTCTTTCCATTGCGTCTTTTACGGCTCCAAAGTTTAGAGATGCGATTCCTGCAAGGACTGCAGTGTGATAGCCGGAAGCTGCGCCGGTAGGACGTTGCCCCCTTGCAACAGCCGGTACTGTGTTCGCCTCGATCGCCTCGTCGAGGAATTCCTTTGCGATCCCGATTTCCGAAGGAGGTTTAGGAACATCTGATATACCCACCTGTACCTGTGGTGGCTTTACGTTCTTTGCACCAGGAGTGTCATCCCACATTGCCTGGACTTCCTCGGTAATGCCGGGAGGACCGGTGAACTCGAGGGTGGGCCATGCTGACTTGCTTACGATATCGATATAGTGGGATGCCAGCTGACTTTGCGCCCGAAGCATGTCAAGCGAGCCGTTCAACAATCCCATGTACAGGTTCTCCGGTTCGGAGTTACCCGTGTCGAGTCCCATCTGGGGCCAGTACATAATCCACGGCAGTCTTCCGTATCCATGCCGTCTTGGCTCGAGTACCCATTGTTTATCAGCGACATATGCGACCTGGGAGTGCGTCCATACTTCCTGGAACGTCACGTAGCCTTTTTTCTGGTTGCCCCATTCGGGGAAGTGTGCCTGTACCCATTCGGCATCTACTTCGTACTCGTATATAACCCATCTCGGGAGCGTTCCGTTATTCATATCCCATATAACGTTCTGCGGATTTACAGCAACGGATTTTATGGGCCATGCGATAGAACGCTTTTCTATGACTTCCCTGACGTTGTCCCTGTATTCGCTGGTGGCATCCTCGTCATGGGGAGGAGGTTCAGGGAAGTCGCTCCATTCATTCGCGATAAATTCGACTTTCTCCCATGCAATCCCGTAAAGCCCTGCCTGCTTGGTAAGTTCGCGGTAAACGGGACTCCTGTGTTCAACCATGTGATGTGCGCCGGTTAGGAATTTCTCCATTGTCTCGGCACGGGCCTGACCTCTTGGTCCGGGTGGCGGGACGGATATATCGAGGAATTGCGGGGTAACGTGAGATACGAGGGTGTTGATAACTGACTGTGCTGTTCCCAGCCGTATCATCGTCCCGCTGTCAGGGACGCTGAACTCGAAGTCGTTCAGGAAGAACTCGTCGAGCTGTTCGCACTGGCTGCGAAACTTCTGGAAAAGATCATTTGTCTGACTGGTCTTTTCCCTGATCCAGTGCATGGTCAGTTCAGGTTCATCGACAGGATTTGCTGCCTCCATGTCGATAACAGCGGTTGGGTCTATTGCAAATTCTAAGACCACCTTGTTCCTAACATATCGTTATCTTGAATCTGACGTAACCAGATCAGCCTCTTCGAGATATTTCATACGTTCTTTGCTTTTTTGTTCCCGCAGCCTGGAAAGAAACCTTGTCGGTCTTGCAGCAGGCCGAGGGCGTATCGGATTCATACGCCGTATCGGACGAAGATAATCATACTCGCCTTTATCGTAACCCGGAGGGTCACATGCCATCAAGGCTAATAATTCTGCATCTACCCAGTCATCGTGTTCTCCTGTCTCGTTGTAAAACAAGTAGGAACCGTTGCCGGACGGGCGAATGCTAATATCCTCTAATTGCTTCTTAAGGGTTGACCAACTGGCTGGGAAATATACCGTTTCGTTCTCGAGCGCAATGTAATAGTTCTGAAAGAGTTGATATTTGCTCTGTGCGCTGAATTTGAAGGGATTTACGGGTAAACCGGCGTTCAGGAGGTGGTCAAACACGACATCTCCGAGTCCAGTGGAGTCAACACGGATGTCTCCGACTTTCCACCTGTTGATCTCAGCTGCAATCGTGTCGATCTGGCTTACCCAGTCGCTGCCGGACATCTCGATTGCGTGTAGGGACTCCCTTGTCCTTGCGTCCTTGATCACGAATACCGTGTAGTCCTGTTTCTTACCGAGGTCGAGTCCTGCGACATATCTTCGGCTCTCGTCAGGGTAAAGCATCTCCTGGCTTTTTCCTGCGAGTTCTATCTTGCTCGGTCGGAAGAACCCTCCACCGCCGTCCGGTTGTTTCGCGAGGTACATACGATCCCATACGGGTTCCGGCATGGTGGATTTTTCATCTCGTATTGCCTGCTTTTGTTTTTCTGAAAGAAAAACGTTGTCGAAGCTGGTGGCATGAAACGCCTGGTAATCCTCCGACGGATTTTCCTCTGACCACTTGAACAGCTTTGAGAACCAGTGGTTTCGCGCGAAGGGCGGTATACCTTCGATACATCCCCTTCCGAGCCTGCCGGAAGAGTTCAACATTGGTCGAAGCTTGTTCCAGGCAGCTTCCTTGATGTCCTGGGACTCTGTTATCCAGATAAAGTCGGGGCCAGCAGTCTGAAGTGACTCGGGATCGTCCGCGGATTTTATCTCCATGTAGACATCCCGCCTTGCAAGTCCGGGCGACTTGAGGTTCAGCCATACGGCTCTTTCGTCTTCCTTCCAGCCGTCACCTCTGCCACCTCCCTGGGTTTTCTTCCTTCTTACCACCATTGACTCTGGGATGAACTGCTTCAACTCGTTCCATGCCTGCCTGCTTTGAGCAAAGTTGGGGGCAACAACCCAGATATGGATAGCTGGCTCCAGGGTGTGGGTAAGGTCGTAGCCTACTTTTAGCCCTGCAGCCTTAGCCATGTCTTTATCTGCGAGAAACGGACTTTTAGAGGCGAGTGTTATTGCTCGCATAAGCTCTGTGAGGACAGCCCTACCTTTTCCAGCGCGTCTTCCTGCCCATATGACCTTGATACGGGCAGTTGAGTTGTGAAATGTCTTCTGCCACGGTGATGGCGTGTATTGATAAGCCATTTATGCCCCGTTCAGGCTGGATTCCAGCTCGTACAGACTGGATTCACCAGAGATATCGACTGTTGCCTGGGAGGTTTCCTTCTTTGATTTATTCATAAGGACGAGCGGTTCTATCTCGAGAAGACCAGTTTTTTCTATCAACTTGTTTTCTGCGATCGACACCTTGCCTGTCTCTGCCTTGATGAACGAAGTGATGCCCGACTCGAGCATGTACATCTGCTGCAGCACAGACCACCGGACCTGGAACCTTAACGACACCTTACCTGACCTACCGATGTTTTCGACAATACGGTACTCGTAGTTGTTCTGCACGTACTCGTTTACCGCCTTCTTGAAACTCTTAGTACGGTTTACAAGGCTTATCGTCGAATCAAGATCCCACTCGTAATCCTCACACATACATTGCAGAGCGTCCTCCCCGACACCGTAAGAGGGGAGAGAGACAAATATCCGACGTAACTTTCGCGACCAGGAAGGCCATTCGGGATAGCCCTTGAGGACAATGTCCCGAAATTTCTCCGCTGGACTACGAGCTTTTACACTGCGCTGGGATTTCAATGGAAAGACCCATTCGGAATTAATTTTTTCGACATAAAAAACAATATACAGCAAATGGGTGCGTAGGTTACATAGCGTAAGGAGAAAAACATTTTTAAGAAAAGAGGTTAAAAGCATTACAAGCAGTAATAGCTTGGTAATGCTTAATTAAGCTTAACTAAGCTGCTCTACGCACACGCGAGGAAAGTACTGATTTTCTGAGTGACAAATGAGTGACAAGTGAGTGACAACGAGTGACATCCATCTCAAAAAGATGTCACTCTCCAGAAAAATCTGTCACTCAGACTATTAAGCAAACACTTGCCAAGTGACACAGAGTGACACGCCCAGTGACAATGTCACCCAGTATGAATTCAGCACTCCTGGTGG